AGACCCTGCCCAACCTTTATTAGTAATAGTTACCCTTTTAAATCTAAACCTTTCTGTTTCAAACCACTCTTGAAAAGCAGATGTTCTAAAAATATATAGCTCATCTGTCTTTAAAAAGTAATAGTAAATAAAGTTTGCTTTAGTTTTTCTAAAACATCCTAGACTTCCAGAAGAACCATCCTCAATAAAATCTCCAAATTCATCTGTTTTTGGATTATCACTCCATTCTTCAGGAACAAAATTTATTGGGTTATATTTATCTGTTTTTATTTCTATTAAATTTATTGCACCATTTGGTAGTTCTAATTTAAGGTCTACGTCTATATCTTGATACTTTTTAATTTTGCT